ATTCCAACTGGCGTCATTGTAATGTGGTCTGGAACTACAATACCTTCTGGATGGGCACTTTGTGATGGAACTAATAGTACACCAGATTTGAGAAATAGATTTATTGTTGGTGCCAATGATGCCAGCAAAACGGGAACTACATCGCAAGCAGGACCAGGATTTAGTACTACTACTGGCGTTATTGATGATACTTATGAACCTGGTGATATTGGTGGAGAAACTTCTCACCAACTGACAGTCGAAGAATTAGCAGCACATACTCACACTGGAGGTGCCCAATATCCTGGAAGTGGTCCAGAACAAAACCAGTCTGGAAGTGTGGAAGACAGAACTACATTCAATGTTGATACTGGAAGCACTGGTGGAGATAAGTATCATGAAAACAGACCACCATACTATGCTCTTGCCTTCATTATGAAGACCTGACCAGTTTCCTGACTGGTACAGTTGACACCACCCCCTAAATGCCCTATAATACTAAGGTAATCAACGGAACACCCAATGGGCACCGCACAAGAATCTGTTCTCGGCATCGTTATTGACGTTTGCACTCGCTCCTTCCTTCTGCTCAGCGATGAGGGTAATGAAAAGATGGTAAACTGTGATACCGTCCAAGAGTTTATGAATGTCCTGGAAGTTGTGACTGCTAACTTGTCCGAAGATCAGATTGAGTATGCCGATCTTGCTATTCAAGGTGAGGAGTATTGATGGAAGTATTTACGGTTAAGGAATGGGAAGATAACTTTGATGCTCTCCTTGAACGTGTAGAGAATGGAGAGCATATTGGAGTTATAGGAGATGATGGCACTGCTGCTGTTATGATGCCCATAGATGATGAACTTTACCGAATATACACTGAGAATAATAACGAAGCTCAGTAGTTCATCATCTGGGGGTATAGCTTAATGGTTAGAGCGGGCACCTTATAAGTGCTTAGAGTGGGTTCAAATCCCACTATCCCCATCGTGCTCCTTTAGCTCTCTGGTGAAAGCACTCTGCTCATAACAGAAGAAAGGTCAGTTCGATCCTGACAAGGAGCACCTACAATTTGGGAGCGTGGCGGAATCGGTAGACGCACCTGACTTAAAATCAGTTGGGCATTGTGCCCGTGGGAGTTCAAGTCTCCCCGTTCCTATAAAAATAAATAAGACAAAAAGCATCCAATATGTCTTATAAGATTGACACCGCATACTGTTGGTATTTGGACCACAGTATGATAGTCAAGATGTATTTTATCAATCAGGTTCCATTCACCTTTGATGAACTACCTGATGGACACTTGGAAGATGAAGAATTAGTAGAACTCGCAAATAAAGAAATATCCTTCGAGCCAGAAGACTTATACAGAAGTTCTTTTTATCTTATAGATGAGGAAGTGCATCCTTGTCTATTTCCTGTTGACTTAGAAAACCCAGAAGATATGCCAGACGATGAAGTCTATTACTATGACGAGGAGGATTTGATGGGATAATAAATAAAACATAGAAATATCCTAGAAGTCATAATACAATGCCTCTGAATAAGTTAGAAAACTTTATCAAGAACACTGAGGGTCGAATTCTTTATGTAAGTCCAGCAGACTTAGATTCGACAGATAGCATTCTCAATACTGGTAATTCACTTGCTCGCCCCTTCAAAACCATTCAGAGAGCACTGATTGAGGCAGCAAGATTTTCATATATCAAGGGAGACAGTAACGACGAGACTGAGAAGACTACTATCCTTTTGATGCCCGGTGAGCACATTATTGATAATAGACCAGGATGGTCAATTTTTAATGATGGTGGAACTCCAAAGGTTATTCGTTCCGATGCATCTGCCGCAGAAGTTGTTCCAGCAGACTTTTATCTCTCATTAGAATCTAACTTTGACTTAACACAATCCAACAATCACCTTTATAGATTTAACAGTATTAATGGTGGTGTTATTGTTCCCAGAGGTGTATCAATCGTTGGTCTTGACTTAAGAAAGACCAAGGTTCGTCCTAAGTATGTTCCAAATCCAACGGACAGCACACCAAATTCGGCAATCTTTAGAATTACTGGTGCGGGTTATTTCTGGCAGTTTTCTCTCTTTGATGGAGATGAACTCGGAACAGTTTATACAAAGAATAGTAACTTCAGTGTAACCAATCAGGCAGTTCCAACCTTCTCACACCACAAACTCACGGTATTTGAGTATGCCGATGGTGTAAATGAGGTTCAGAATTATAATATTACTGACCTTGGAATGTATTATGCGAAACTCTCTGTCGCATATGGGACTGGTTCTGGTAGAGATATTGATGATAAGTTCCCATCACTTCCAAAAGGATTTGAGCCACAAAGACCAGAATATGAGATTGTTGGTGCTTTTGCTCCAGATCCAATCAAAATTACAAGTATTGAGGCAGGTAGTGGCGGTGTAGTAACCAACAGAGTTACTGTAACCACAGAAACCCCACACGGTCTTTCGGCAGGAACACCAATTCGTATTAGTGGTGTAACACCTGTTGATGGAGATACAAACTACAATATCTCCACAAAAGTAAGTGAAGTAGATGCAAATAATGCAAATATCTTCTATTACAACTTACTTTATGCACCAGCAACGATGACGACTCCTGGTGTCATCTCTGGTAATGAATTTGTAACCATTGAGACTGACACCGTATCTGGTGCATCTCCTTATATCTTTAACATCTCCATGCGTTCTGTATGGGGTATGAATGGAATGCACGCCGATGGAAGCAAGGCAACTGGTTTCCGCTCAATGGTTGTTGCACAATTCACTGGTGTATCACTCCAAAAAGATGACCGTGCATTTGTAAAATATAGCGAATCTGCAAGAGATTATAGCGACAGTATTGCTATTACACCCGAGTATGGTGGAGCACTGGCAGGAAACTCTTCATCAAAAGGAACTGTATATCATTTAGATCCCGATGCGATTTATAGAAGTGGATGGGAATCCACACACATCAAAGCTTCTAATGATGCATTTATTCAGATAGTTTCCGTCTTTGCAATTGGATATAACAAGCACTTTGAGTGTTTGAGTGGTGCTGATATGTCCATCACCAACTCTAACTCCAACTTTGGACAGATATCACTTGCTGCTGGTGGATTTAAGAAAGAGGCATTTACAAAAGATGATAAGGCATATATTACTCACATTATTCCACCAAGAGCAATCACTGGTTCGGAAGAAAATGTTGATTGGTTGACAATTGATTATGATGCATCAAATAGCACAACCAAGTTATATCTTAATGGATTTACTTCCGAAGATATTGTTCCTCCAATTCTGACTCAAGGATATAGAGTTGGTGCCAGAGTTGGCGATAAGTTATACTTAGAAGTTGGCGGAACAGAATACTCGGCAAATATTCTGATGTCCGATGGTGCCGCTAGTTCCGTCAAAGAATATTCTGTCGGAGCACCATCAACTAATATCTTTACACTTTCATCAGGCACACATACACTTGCAACTGGTGAAAAAGTAATCATTATTAGTGATGATGGAGATTTACCAGAGAATCTGAGAACCAATACGGTTTATTATGCGATTGTCCCAAGTGGAAGCACGACAACATTTAAGTTGGCAGCATCAGAATCGGATGCAAGCAACGATTCTCCAATTACTGTCTATGGCGGAACAAACCTTAAAGTTCTGAGTAGAGTATCCGACAAGATTGCTGGTGACATTGGACATCCAGTTCAGTGGGATGGTTCTCAATGGTATATTACTACTGGAGCAACTGGAAATACAATCTATTCGACAATTTCTTCTCTTACAGGAACGTCAGAAGCATCTTATATTAAGAGAATTGCCGATACAAGAAGCCTTGATGAAAAGATTTATAAGGTCAGAGTTGTAGTTCCAAAAGAACTTTCTGGTTCCAAGACACCCGAAGATGGATTTGTCATCCAAGAATCCAGTTCGACTGGATATCGTGGCACGGATGATACAGACTTTAATAAGACCACAATTACTGCGGCAGATGACTATGATTATAACAGAAATCCAAGATTCATTGCCACATGTACTTTTAGCAGTCCAACGGCAACAGTAAGAACCGAACTTCCTCATAATCTCACAACTGGTGACAGCATTATTGTTCGTAACGTAACTGATGCGAATAATACCGTAGGTGCTGCCACTAGTGGATACAACGGAACTCATACGGTTACTGTTGTTGATGATATGACGTTTAGTTACTCTATAACTAGCAATGTTCCTGGAGCAACATCATCAAACAATATTGGAATTAGAACTGATGTTTCTCCAAGATTTGAGAGAAATGACTTGCAGTCAAACCTCTACATCTATAGAAATGAAGTAATCCAAGATTATGTGGATGGTGAACGTGATGGAATTTTCCATCTTTATGTTGCAAATTCTGGTAATGCTGTCTCTGAAGAATTTACAGACCTGAAGTATAGTCAAAATGTTGTTGATCTCTATCCGCAACTTGATAGAGATAATGTACACGACAGTCCAGCATCTGCAAAGTCCTATGCAAAAGTATCTCCTCTTGGTGAAGTTGTAACAAACGATCTCAAAAAGAGTATTACTAGAGAAACCGCAGATACATTACTCACAAAACTTGGTGTTGGTCTTGATATTTCTTCTGTTGCCGATGCCACAACAACCACACCAGATATTACATTTGCCAGAAGACACGGACTTCAGGGTATTGTAGAAGCAACTATCAATACTGCTGGCAGTGGACATACAAATGGAACTTATTATAATGTAAGACTTCTGAATGATGGCACATCAAACTGGGATGGTGCCACCGCAAACATTACTGTTTCTGGTGGAGCAGTTGGAATTGTAACTATTGCTTCTTCTGGTTCTGGTTATACTAATGGTGAAATCTTAGATTTAGAAGGATTCTCTGGTTCCGACCTTACAATTTCCACCGCAGGTATTTCTGCCGCAATTGGTGATGTTGTTCAGTTTACCGGTGCTGGAACAACATCAGACACTTATCATCGCATTACTGCTGTTGGATCCGCAACTCAAATCTCCATTGCGAGAACAACTGGTGACCCAGTAATTACTTCTAATCATTATGCTTATGTTGTAGGTAAGTCCATTGCATTCACTGCCGACACTGCGACTGGTATTGTTACTGCAACAGGACACGGATTAGTTGCTGGAAATAAAGTAAGAATTATTGATTCCAGTAATAATAACACTGGAGACTTAATTGTTGGATCGAGGGTTGGAGTAAATACACTCACTATTTCAGGAATCACAACAACTTCTGGTTATATTCTCAGACACGCACTCTCTGCGAATACTGGAACATCAGATAAAGATGCAGAAAATCTTGGAAAGAGAGCATTTGCAATTTATGGTGGCGAAACACTGACTCTCGGTGCTGGAATTACTGCTACAACAACACAATTTGCTGTAAGTGTTCCTAACTCTGGTGTTGGAACAATGAGTAGATTCCCTCTTGGTTCCTATATTCAGATCGATGAAGAGATTATGAGAGTTGCGAATGATACTCTTCAGGGTGTCAGCAACAATGAACTGGTTGTCATTCGTGGTGCTCTGGCTACAAGACAAGTTGCTCACGATTCGGGGTCAACCATCCGAAAGGTAGAACCAAAGGCAATTGAGTTCCGCAGACCATCCTATTCCCGTGCTTCTGGTCATACATTTGAGTATCTTGGATATGGTCCTGGAAACTACTCAACAGGTCTTCCACAAGTTCAGGTCAAGTCTCTCCCCGAAAGAGAAGAGTTCTTGGTTCAGTCACAAGAAAGATCTGCTGGTATTGTTGTCTATACTGGTATGAACAACAGCGGAGACTTCTTCATTGGAAACCAAAGAAAGTCTGCTGCTACTGGTGAGGAAACGACATTTGATACTCCAATTCCAACCATTACTGGTGAAGATCCATCGAGATTGAGTGCCGTATTTGACGAAGTTACTATTAAAGAGAGAATTGTTGTTGAGGGTGGTCCTTCTAATCAAGTATTATCCCAATTTGATGGTCCAGTTACATTTAATGGTGAAACTAGATTTACTAATGTCAATAAGATTACCAATGAAACTGATTCTACAAGTCCAACATCTGGAGCACTTGTAGTTTCTGGTGGAATTGGTGTTGGTAAAACAATTACTGCGGCAAATGCAACCGTTGGAACAGTAACTCTGAATGGAACCACGAGTGAATTAACCTCAACTAGTGGTAATTTGAAGATCAATGCTGCTTCTGGTAGTAGTGTTGCGATTCAGACAAACACAACCATTGATGGAAATCTTGACTTAACTGGATCTGCCGCAGATAGTGGAAGAATTAGTGCCAATTATTTGGATGTTCCAAATATTTCTCCTATTGGAAGTATTATGATGTGGCCTGGTGCAACAGATACTTGGCCAACTGCAAACTGGAGACAATGTAATGGTTCTGGATTGAGTACATCAACATATTCTGATTTGTTTAACATTATCGGATACACTTATGGTGGTTCTGGTGCAACATTTAATCTTCCAGACTTACAAAATAGGTTTGTTGCTGGTGCTGGAGATTCTTATTCCTTGAATGATATTGGTGGTGCTAATGCCGTAACACTCACGACAGATCAACTACCATCACACACCCATACTTTAACTGATCCTGGACACAACCACACCTATAATGGTTCTAACGGTCCAGATAATCAGGCTTCT